TGAGTTTGTCAGATGTGCTGGTGCCGGCTGTGAAGAAGCGACCAATCTCGGTGTTGAGTGCAGTGCGATCACGGTCCATTTTCAGCAAGAACTGAGGTTTGCCCAATGTACTTTTTGTCGCATCAGTAGAACTCAACAATCCGCTGATGTACGCATTATAAGGGTTGAGCACATCAGAGATGATCTTGTTGGCGTGATCCCAGGACTCTTCCAATACCTTGGCATATTCAAAGGCATTGCCTGAGAAACCTTCGGGCACATAAGCGCGCAAACTGGCCAACTCAGAATAAGGGATCTGCGAGATCTTACTGTTGAGTCGATTGTCGGGAGAAAAGCTGGAGACAAAATTACTGACTGTGGCAAAACTTTTGTTAAAACTGGTGCTCAGGTTAGATGCCAGGGTTGGAATAGTAGCGGCCAGCATATTGGAAAAGTTGGCCAGTACTTCAGATTCCAAGGCCATCCGACGGGCTGTCAAGTCAATACTGCTATTGCATTGAAAGGTGGTGTCGACTTTCAAATGTTTCATGTCAATGTCTTTCTCAGTTTGAACTTATTGTGTCAATAAGTGAAATTTATCAGGAAAGGTGAAAGCAAAGACCAGCGACTGTCAAGATCAAACCCAAGATCGCGCAAGTCACCCCCACCCCAGTTAACAAAATACCAGAAGTCGTATAGAATTCAATCCAAACAAACACAGCCGCCGCCACACCCAAACTAAAGGTCATCATGACCAGACCGGCTGCCATCATAGATAGGTACAAGAGCGAGAGTTCTGAATGACCTCGTTGTTTTCTATGCGTCATATTTTGCCTTGAATGATTTAATTGATTCTGAACCTCATTAATCACAATGGATTCATGTCACAAAATTACGGCATAAATCTATCTATTGATACGGCGTGAATACTGCCTGCAAACTGACAACAAGGAAAATATTGTGGATTTAAAAGCTAATTTTACACCCGCTGCTCCCGTTAAAATCATGATCAATATTGGGGCAGGTTTGGACATTCCAACAGGCACCTATGTGACTGGGTTGCATGGTGAGAGTATCTTGAATGGTGGGTTGGGATTTCTAACAGGTGTGGTGGGCATTGGCAATAACTTCAAATCCACCTTCATGCATTATCAATTTCTGACCGCGATGGCTCGGATGATTTTTGCAGGTTCCACAGGCAACACTTATGACACCGAGATCAACATCCACGAGTGGCATTTGAAACGGATGATGGAGATCATCTCTGAGTACAATGGTCAAGACATCACTAACATCTTGGACGATGGAGCTTGGAAGATCACTGACAAGACCATCTACCACGGTGATGAGTACTACGACTTGCTCAAGGAGTTCATGACCAACAAGCGCAAGAATGCTGCCAAGATCACGATCAAAACTCCTTTTGTCAATCGTGAAAAGACAGGTAATCTTGAGATGCTGGTCCCCACGTTTTCAGAGATCGACTCACTCAGTGAGTTTGTGACGCAAGACGTGATCAAGATGCAGGACGATAACAGCTTGGGTGAGTCTGGCGCTAACATGGTCTCTATGCGTCAGGGTATGCAAAAGAATCGATTCCTGATGGAAATACCGGCTTTGAGTGGAGGGAGTTTCAACTACACTTTGATGACGGCGCACATCGGCACCGAGTTCGCCATGGATCCTCGCAATCCACCCCCAAAGAAATTACAGCATTTAAAAGGCGGTGTCAAGCTCAAAGGTGTTCCAGAAAAGTTCACTTTCGTGATGAACAATTGTTGGCACTGTTACAACGCCGCGCCTTTGACCAACGATACCACGAAAGCGCCAGAGTATCCTCGCAACAGCGACGACAACTTGAAGGGTGATACCGACTTGAACGTGGTGACCATTCGCAATCTGCGTAGCAAATCAGGTCCCTCCGGCATGGCTCAACCTTTGATTGTTTCGCAAGAAGAAGGTGTATTGCCCAGCTTGACCGAGTTTCACATCATCAAATCAGCTGACCGTTATGGTTTGGGTGGAAATATCCAAAATTACTACCTTGAACTATTACCTGAAGTAAAGTTGTCACGCACTGTGGTTCGCGATAAAATTGACACCAATCCTTCATTGAGGCGAGCACTGAATATCACCTCTGAGATGTGTCAGATGAATGATTTGTGGCACCATGTCGAGCCCAATTTTCTGTGCTCTCCCAAAGAGCTGTACGAAGATTTGAAAGCCCAAGGTTACGATTGGCACTTGCTCCTCACAGTGACGCGCGGATGGTGGGCTCCAGAAGGCTTCATTGACTTGTTGCCTTTGTCCACGTGGGACTTGCTCAAGATGCGAGAAAAAACTTACTTCCCCTACTGGCTGGAAGAAGACAAAAAGACCATCAAAAAAGAATACCGTCGCAAAGAGATTGCGGGGGTCGTTAGCAAATCAACCAAAGAAGCAGCTTCTGTAGAGCTGGCTTCTTAATGACTGAATTAGGATTTATACCATGGAAAATATCACCACTCAAAATACACCCGCTTCTGTTCCTGATCAAATCGATCCAGTAGGCGTTGTCATTGGTCTTTTGATCAGTGGAGGACATCCTCGTCCTGAAGAATGGTTGGACTTTCTCAATCCCATCGAACGGCGTGATGTTTACGATCAAACCAAGCCTCATTTGGTCAGGCGCTTTTTGGTCAACCGGGCCTTGCGACTTACTTTGGGCAGTTGTCCTGGTGATGTTGGTCGCGAGCGTTACTGCTTGATTGACACAGGCGCTGAGGATGTCTGGTTGAAGTTATTCAACGAAGAGATTTTACCCGTCATGTTGGAAAAACAATTACCCGTGCAATGGCAGCCTGTTAATTCGACACTCATCTGAATCCAGGACTCTCTTTGAGTTCTTTTTGAGAAACCACCAATGAGAGTTTTGAGAGAGTACCGTACAAGGCTTGTGGTCGCTGGCAGCCGTAGTTATAACAACTACGAAGAGTTCAGTGACTGCATGAACCGGATGATCAAGTGGTTGGGCAAAGATGATTTGGCCATCATCACAGGTGCCGCTTGGGAAGGTCCTGACCGCATGGTCATCCGGTGGTGTTGTGAGAACGAAGTGCCTTGGTTTGAATTCCCTGCCGATTGGGACACGTATGGTAAGCGAGCAGGGTATGTTCGCAATTGTGAGATGCGTGATGCCTGCACTTACCTCTTGGCGTTTTGGGACAAGATCAGTCGCGGAACAGCTCACATGGTCGATGAATGCTGTAAACACGAGTCTGTTCGCACCCTGGTTTACATGGTCTCGCCAGACGAAGGCTATTACGAGAATAAGCGTTTGAAGAAGAAATCACAAATTGCTCCTGCAAAACCAATCGCTAAAGACTCGGCTTCGCTGGTCTCTTGATCTTAGTTATTCTCCAAATTGGTATGTGAAGTCATCTGCGTATCAAACACATTGAAAGAATAATCATGTCAGGAAACCGAGCAGCAGCACAAGCGTTTGTGCTTGAGTACATTGAAAAGCTCATCCCAGGTAGTCAGAACACAAAAATTTATTCTGACTTATTTGCCACCATGAACGATGAGCAGTTCGAGCAGTTTGTCACAGACATTGAAACGGGCAAGTCCAAATTGGCCATCATTGCGCCTAACCTGAACCAACACGCTTTGTCCGTGGACAGAAATGTGGCGATTGCCAAAGAGCTTGGTCATGAGTTCTTTGAACGGGTGTGGCTGGAATCTCCCAATGGTGGACCCAACTATTTGTCGGTAAAGAAGTACTTAGTGATTGACCTTCCCTTGAGGCGTCAGGCTCAATTGTTGATCAAGAAGATCAGCATCCCGGATGACAACCGCTCTATCGACCACATGACAGGTCAACCCACTGGTAATTCCAAAGGCAGTAAGATCTCTTATCCAGAGCTTCAAATTTTGGCAGCGCTGCAGCTGGATCACACCACCATTGAGCTGGTCAAATACCGGGGTGGCGATACAAATGGTTTTAACGCCATGAACGATGCAATTGCTAAAACGGGTGGTGTGAGTCTGGATGCTTTGGATCAATTGGGTACCAAGGTCAAGAGTACAAGCACCCTGCAAACATTCCTCACGGGAATGCACCTTCGAAATACCTTATAATGAACACCAACACCGAAATCATCGTCAAGGCTGAAACAGCCATTCATCAAGCGTACACCAGTGCGGTTTCTCGGTATATCCCAGGAGCAACAAAAACACAAATCACTGCTTTTTGTGCTTGGGTGACCAATTTATCACTGTATTCGCTGTGCATGACAGAGCATTTGCTCAAAGTTACGGACAATGTGTTTGCCGATCCCGTGATTCGTGATTTCACCATGAGTCTGAGTGCTAATTTTCATGTTCGTTTCGCGGAAGAGGGCGAACAGTACAAAGCTTTGATTGACATTTTGGCAAAAGGCATGTGTCAGGCCCCTGGTAATGATGTGGATACCTTGATCCCAGATGTGTTGAGCAGGCGCTTACCAACAGTTGAAGATGTGACGCAGTTACTGGGCACAGAGAAATGGTTGGTTTCTTTGGTTTTGTTATCGCTCTTCATTCCTTTCAGCTCTTCTTGATTCACATACTCTTTAAAAGACTCTTTTATGGCCAGTGAACAACCCACAGAAAAAGTCTACGTTACCCTTGATTGCCTGTTAGATACACGCTTGGGAACATTGGCTCAAATCAGTCAGGACACAGCTGTTAAGGCTTTGGAGTCCAATTACTTCGCACGAGAAATTGATGTTTTCCCTGGGGTCAGTCGACAAGAATTTCGCGATGCTTATGCCAAACGAAATGTCGACACCTTGGTGGCTTCTGCTGCGACCAATGTGTTCTTGATCTTACAAGCTTGTGTCAAAGGGTCTTTGGAAGACATTGCGCTGGGGGGTCAAAACAACGGCATCACCTTTATCGTCAACTACTATCCCTACCAGCTGGAGCCGGAAGAAGTTGCTGAAATCAGAAAGATGATCCTGTTGCGCACAGCCGATGTGATGGAAGTGGAGATGGTCAGTGTGGGTAACATGTTCCTCACCCCCACTTACTGTAAAGAAAACTATGCGATGATGATCATCTACGATTATGTCGACTGGTATGAAATGCATTTGGATGCAATTCAGAAAACTCCTATTCCAGGTGTCACCTTGATCGCTCCAGCCCTTTACCACAATGAAACTCCCAACGACGAAGTATTGCGTATTTTTGACAAGGAGAACATCCACCCTTTCAGATCCACAGAGATTGCCAGTGCTGCGGTGATTTCTTTAAAATTGTTGGACGTGGAAGTGTTTTGCATTGACGCGGACATAAAGCCCAGAAAACCGAAGTCTTCTGGGCTGCAAGAAACTCAAGCGAAAAGCGTTTAGTCTTTGGGAGTGACTGAGCTCATGAAGGATTCGTAGTTAAGCTGAGCTGCATTGGTTTCCAGCTCACCAGGAACCAAGAACGGTTCAGCCACTTCATCCCCTAGCGAGGGAGGCTCCACTGATTCCAAGACTTCGAGATCTTTGAAAGATCCGTTGGTCAAGTTGCCCAACTGACCCAACATCTCAGCAATCATGCCAGCGGCACCTGCCACACCGTGTGCAGCTTTCTCATCGGCTTTGATTCGTTTGTTGCCCAATGCATCACGCGACAAACCGTCCAGTGATGCAATTAGCAACGCTTGTTCAGACCTATCGTTCGGGACTTTGCCGTGAGGCATCACGTCCTGGATGATCGCCTTTCTTTTATGCTGTACAAAAGCCAAGACCTGATCGTCGGTCATGACCGGCACTTCGATTTCATCGGCCATTTTTGACTCCAAAGATGAATGATTTATTGAATAGGTTTTAGGACTCAAGTCAAAATGTATTTAAGCACATATTACTAATGTAGTATGGGAAAGTACTGACGGTCCTTACACAGCATAATAGGGAG